AATTTTGACATCCGAAAAAATTGTTCAGGCCGGCGTGAACATAATCGAAGCTGATAAAGTTTTGACATTTTCAACGATTGCTCACAATTTAGGTACACATTCTCAAGCGTTATATGTGTATTTCGATGGCCAAAAACAATTAAGTTACGCCATAGTTGGCTGGGCGGTTACTCAAGTAATAGAATCATTGAAGACCAAGGTATTCGGTCATTCTGGAAAACAAGCGATAATTATTTTTGCAACAGAACTTAGATCAATAGCATTAAAGCATATACAATTAAGCCGTTTTGTTTTGACTGTACAAAGAGACGACCAAAATCCAGAAGTTCAAACTGCTTTTGAAAATTTGCGTGATCTCTTGCATCGACTGATTAATAGTATTTTTTATGATTCGGATAACCGTATCCTAGCTAGCCGTTGTATACGTGACTTAATAGTTGGCGATATTTTAAATGTTGGTAGCGGTTGGTTTGCGGATCCTACAATTTCTCCGGACGATAGTTTTCAAGAATCGCTTAACTTGTGTTTGACAATAATTATTCAGAATGAAAACAAAAATAAAAATAAGTGAGATAGATTCCATTCGAAATCATTTAAAACTATATTAACGACTAGTACGATAAATTTTCTCATGGCTGCTTAATAATAATTAGATCCAAAGCTTAATATAAAAAACACCCACCGGAAAATAATCCAGTGGGTGTTTTCAATAGAGATGTTTATTCAATGGACGGATACCTCATTACTAGTACCCAAAGATGTTATAAGCACTATTTTGCAGAAGTGGTATCAGTACTTGAACTATCCGTACTAGTTGAATCAGTTGCCTTTGAAACCAAGATACCAACAAAGCTGTTGATCAATCCGGAAACCGACTTGGTCAATGTGTCATCCAAGCCACTGGCAGAAAAGCCGGCAAAGAGACCAAAGAATAGGTCTTGTTCTAATTGAATATTTTTGGTACTCAAATAAGAGTAAGCAAGTGAAACAATGATTCCAACCACAATTGATACCAGCGGCAGGAATTTGCTTGGCAGTTTAGTAGCACTGATTGACTGCACGACAAACCAGACAGCCGCGATAATAATGATTAATGCTGTAACATCGATATTTGATAGATTCATAATTTCTCCTTTATTTAATCCTTAGTGTTTGGCCAACGTAAATATAGTTGGCATTTTTTAATCCATTTAATGAAACTAATTTGGCAACGGTCGTACCATACTTGCTGGCAATTTCGCTTAATGTATCACCAGAAACAACTTTATAAGAACTAACCGAACTGGAAGATACAGAACCAGAAACCTTTAGCTTCTCTCCTGGAATGATGATATATGGACTACCAATTCCATTTAATGAAGCTAACGCTTGGTAACTCGTACCATACTTTGCAGCAATGCCACTTAATGTGTCTCCACTTTGTACGGTATAGTAGCCGGTTGAACTAGAACTAGTTAATTTAGCAGTCGTTGAAGCGGTTAATAGAATTTCAACATTGCTCTTACTAATCCACGAATCGATTCCAGCCAAGAGAACGTTATTGCCTGATACCTGGCTAACTTTATAGCTTTGTCCTTTCACCCAGCTTGGAATCGATTCACCAGTCGACCATTTAGAAGCCGAAAAATTGACCTTAACCGTATAGCCAGCGGCAATACTTGATTTAGAAGTATCGTTGGCTGTCTGACCAGCTGAAACAGCAGCTGTCGTGGTCGTTGTCGAAACGGTCGTCTTACCAGTAGATGAAGTAGTAGTACCTGTATAACCGTCATCGGTAATCCCTGTTAAATCAACATCACCGTCTAAACCACCAGCCTTATAGGTCGATGTGAATTGAAAGATACCAATATTGTCATAACTAGGGAAATAGTTATAGTTGGGACTAGTGGTGACATCGTAGTTAGGGTATTCAGCTAGCCACAAGGGATAAGTCTTGGCGATTGAAGCTAGATCCAAATGAGCAGTTAGAAATGACTTATAGCCATAAAGAACTGGTGTGTAACCAGCGACTTTAATTTTAGCCAGGGCATATTCAACACTTGCAGTGTTTGGATTGCCCTCTTCAACATCCAAGGCCACGATTGAGCCTTTAGGTGTTTGGACTTTTGGCAAGTAGTAGTTAAGCATGCTATCAGCTTCGGTATTAGAAGAAAAGTCGGCAAAGATATAGGTGTGTGCCCGTTTGCCCTGGGCAATCGTACTTGCAACTTGCGTAGCATAAGTGGATTGCGGAGTAAATTCACCTTCGTAATAACCACCGATCTGAACAAGAGCGAACTTGTCGGATGCTTGGCCGAACTCTGCTGTGCTTGTCTGATAGTGGCTTAGATCCACCCCTTGATCGCCTTTGGCTGCAAAGACCGGTGAAGTAATTGCAAAAGCCGATAAAGCCGAGATTGTTATTAAAATTGTATTTAACTTTTTATGTGTCAATGAAAAATTACCTCCAAAATAAAAGCACAGGCCAATATCAAGCCAGTGCTACAAATGAGTTTTAAAATATTAAATTGTTTCAACCGATCACCTCCTAAAGTTTCATCAACGTTGTTAGAATTCTAATCCAGGTAAAAGCACCGGTTGTAATTAAACCGTTATCTCTTAAAATCGCTGGCATAGCTTGTTTAAAGGTCTTTCTGGCATCAAGATAAGGATTAAAAGTATCAGGTTTTTCCAAGTGAAAAGCAATCGTATAAGTCTTTGCTTGATCATCTTTATCAAAATATAAATATCCATAAGGTAGGTCAACAATTTCTTTTTTAACCTTGCTATTGGGTTCACTTTGGCCAAGAAAAGCCGGCAAGGACAGATCACCTAAAGATGGTGGATTAGCTAACTTTTGCCCTAATTCGTCATTATTTAGGTTTCCAGTAATTTCAGTTACTTGTTTCTTTTCTAATTGATTTAAGGCTAATAGAGTAACTTCTTTGGAATAGTTTTCTAATTCAGCTCGATAATTTTCAACATTCTGTTTTTTCAATTGGTAAATTGGTTTATTTATATTATTAACTTGTTTTTTCTCTGCTTTATACATCAGTTCAAACTCCCAATTTTAGCCAACCAATCAACTAACAAAGGTGCTATAACACCAATAAATAAAAAAACACAAACAGCAGATAATCCCCAATAAAGGAATTTAAAATGCGATTCATGTTCTCCAACTTTGCCTTCTAAAGTGTCTAGGCGTTCGCCAAATTTCTGTGTTCCTTTGGTCTGTTCCTCAATCCTTACTAGTCGTTGTTGAATATCCATCAACGTTTTAGTAACGTTAATTCCATCATTTTCTGTCATGACATATCTTTGTCCTCTCCTTTATCTTTTTCATTTAATTTATCGGATAACTTATTGAAAACCAACCGTAATAAGTTTGGCTTGCCGAATCATTTGGAGTCAAAGCTAACGTAACGGCACCAGTCGAAGTTATTTGCATGATACCAATACCTGAACCATTAGAAGTCGATGACGCATTTTTCAAAACAATATCAAAATTCATCGTGTCGCTAGGAACTGTCCAGCTTGGCATTGTAAACAAAGTACTATTTTGTTGAATCGGATAAAGTTTGTTACAAGTTACATAAATAATTCCGTTATTAATTCTGTATTGCAATCTAGTAGCAGTGCCAGTAGACGGAACAATTGTCTGCCAGCTGGAATTTAAATAGACAGCGCGATGAGTACTGGTAGTAGCTGAGGTTGCAGTTGAAGTAAATGAAACCAAAGGAAATTCATAAACGGATCCACCATTATTCAAATCATCCTGTGTCACAATCTGTTGAGGAATGGCACTAACATAAATTTGGTTAACCGTAACTGAATAGTCAGAATCTCCGGCAGTTCCAAAAACATCATTTGTTTTAGTCAAATCAATGACTAAACATATATATCCGGAAGAATTGGCTGGAATCGTTACTGTTTCTGGGATGGTTATCTCTACTAAACGACCGGCAATAATTGCCTGACCAGTATCGATAGTTGCTACTAATCCATCAACGGTTACGTTGAAGCTATTTCCCCTATTTAAAATTCCACTGATATCTCCTGATAGGCCACTATACAAAGAGGCATCGTTAGCTGGACTGACAAAATTGCGGTCCGATTGATACATTGTTATTGCCATATAAATCTCCTTTCTTTTTAATCCGAACTGCTAAAGGCATCAGACAGTGAATTTCTTAAGTTCCCGAAAGTCACTGAAATTGTGTCATCACTACTAGACATTTCATAAGCCGTTAGGACACTTGAATAAGTCGTTTGGTTATAAACAATTGTTGCCAATAAACCAATTTCCAACTGCTCGACACTAAAGAAATTGTTTTCAATCGGCATGGAAAATATAATTTGATGGCTGTATTCGTTACCGGTTAAGGTTTGATCTGCAATTTGTGCATAAGTTGAATTATCGGTTGCGGTTTTATCAAATAGGGAAATAGTTATCTGTGTTGGTTGAACCACATTACTGTTAATAGAACTAACAATCGTGCCATCTTTTTGGAGCCAATACTTGGTTAGTATGCTTGGATTTTCCATATCCGTGGATGCCTGGTCAACGATCCATAGCTCGTTAGCATATCCTCTTAACAATCGACTATCCGTAACCTGCCAATTAGTAAATACAGCGATGTTATTTTTGATTTGGATTTTATCTGAAACCTGATGAATATTAACAACTGGATAATAAAAAGGAACACCATTAGATGTTCCTTGTTTTAAAGAGCTGATACTCATAACTATATTGTGTAAAGTTAAACCTCGTTCAATATAATCAACCAAATTGTAAGTATCGATCGTATCGGAATTAGTAACAGAAAACGAAGTATTGGTTGAATTATTCAAACTATAGCTAAGAGCATTCGTGGTTGCAGTAGAAGTAAAGTAATTTTTAATCAATTTAATAAGATGCGCTTCAAAACTAGTCCCAGTCTTAGCTGTGACGATAATATCCCCATTTAAAATGTTTCTAAAATCAGCAACCGTTAGAGTATCGACTTGATCATCACTATCTAGATCAACTGAACTTAAAACACCGAAGTATAAGAGATTGCTGCTATTTTGAATTCTAATTGCAATGTAGTCTCCCAAAGAACTGGCGCCATTATCATTTAAGACAAAAGTTGAATTCGAATTATCGATGTAATCGTATATTAGATCATAATCCAAGACTGGATAAATCCCTTTAACTTGTAAGTTATTACCGTTCAGAATAGTTGCTTGTAATGGAATACTCATACCAACAGCCTTTCTTCTTTGTAAGTAAGTTGAACACCAGCAGTCTTGTCAATATAAAAGACGATCGTTGAATCGCCTTCAGGAATTAATATATAGTTCGTCTTAGTAATGTCCTGGTATTGAGAAATATTGACATAGGAACCATCAGGATTATAAATCCGAGCATATTGGTCTTCAGGATAAGAACTCACAACTAGCTGCTGATTATCAGTTAGCGTTACATCAAAAGCATCAGAAGCAATTGTTATGCCATTCTGTAAAACTTCCCAGCTAACATTTGTTGTCGTTGGTCCAGTTATTGTAATTAAACAAGGAGATCCATTTTGCAAACCGAAATATTCAGAAGAGTTAGAAACAGGAATTGCTTTTTGATTTAAATTGCGACCAGATTCAATATAGGTATAAGGGAATAAATAATTAAGATTAGATCCTAAAATGAAAGCAAATGTTTCACTACCGTTATCAAAAATATAGTTACCCGAAGCATGTGGAAAAGTAAAGTTGAAATTATAACCGGTGTTCTGGGGTAAAACAGTAAAATCAACTTCGTGAGCGTTGATTTCCATTAAATAAAGATAACCGTCAGTAACCTTTAAGGACCATTGAGTAGCGTCTACTGTATCAGAAATATAAGCATTTAATTGCGAACCTGAATTAATCATTGGTTCGGAAAAAAGAATCGTTCCAGTTCCTAAATTCTGAAAACGTAAACGTAAATAAGTGGTAGAGGAAGATGTTGGAGTAAAAGATCCAGTGAGCTGAATCCAGTTTCCAACTGCCGTTGTAGTACTTATTAAAACCTCAGCTTCTGTTCCTGCATCACTTCCGGAAACGATTCCTCGCCCTTCAAGATGAACACTGGCAGCGGTACTTAAAGTGTCCGTAACTTTATACCAAACTGACCAATAATAAGTTGAATTTAAAGTAGGCACAATATTTTTAGAGACAACCACATTGGAAGCAGAAGCAGAAGTGGAAGCCATTTGTATGGCATTATGCGTCTTTCCAACTGAATCAGTGTAAACACCAGACAATATTGTTGAAATAGTATTAGCGCTATTCCAACCAGCAGTAGATGCACTTTGCAATCCTAATAGCATTTCAGAATCGGCTGTTAAGTTGTTATAGCCTAAATTAGCCTGACTATAAATTAATCCAACGGTGTTTTGAGTTAATTGAATCGATTGTCCAGCTGTCACTTTTGTTGAAAGAGTACTGCTTCCATCGGAATTATCATGAATAATAATCGTATCGCTGGGAGCAGCAACGGTCTGATCAGGATTAGGCGATGTATTTAGTTGTTGGCTTCCAACAATATTTCCATCGTTATCTTTAACAGAAACCAATGCATTTTGAATTTCCGAACTGCCAGAAACCTGTATTGTTCCAGTCGCTGATCCATTATCGTGTATACTTGCTAAATCTATTCCAGAGGAATTAATCAATGTTTGATCAGGAAAAGATACTGAATCATCTGTAGCATTTCTTTTTATACTCGTATTGTATATTTTTCCATATAATCCAAGATTAGGGTCATTACTATAACTTACATATTCTTCCGATTGCAATTGGTACCAAGCTGTATAAAACTCTAAAATAAAAGCTTCGTTTAAGCGATCAGCAGCAATTATCGTACTACCACCTTTTTCGGTCTTCGTAATACTTTGTAAGTTAGCTTTACGATACCAAGTTCCAGCATCAGTTGTATAAGCCAATGTATATGGCGGATAAGCCAAAAACGAAGCAAAATCAGCAAATGTTTGATAACTTTGACTACTTATATCACCAAACTGTATATATACTTCATAAGGGTTTGAAGTTGGATCTGTTAGTTGGCTGTTGGTTCTAATGAAACTTGAATTATAGACAGAATAGGTATTAGTCATATATAATCCTAAACCGATTGGGGTATAAGCACGCAGAGTGTTGCTTTGTATATCAACGGTCTTTCCTTGTGCGTTTGTTAATTGAAACATACTGCCGATCATGCCAACCCCTTTACTGCCCGGCTAACTATTGCACGGGAAAATTTATTTGCTGTGATGTTATCAACGGTTTGATTACTCTTTTGTTGTTCAGACAGTTGACTAGATGACAACTGTACCAACTTGCTCATTAGGGATTCAAGATTACTCGTACTCATACTGCTTGTCGAATCTGAAGATGTTGCGGCCGCACTATTATTTACAATCTTGTTCGTTTCGTTTAATAACTCAACTGCTCTTGAATGTTTTTCAAGATCAAGAGGAATTGCAACCTCTGGACCAGCTTCACCGAAAATAGAAGGTGTATTAGCAAATCCACCGTATGCATATTTCTTTGTTCCAGTTGGACCCCAACCACCTTTGACACTAATATCGGCTAGCCAGTTACTATCATTGAACATCGCAAGTAATTGATCATAGCCGTTGAGGATATTGGCCTTGACACCTTTTGGTTCCCAATAATCCAACGTTGGTTGAATGTATTGCAATAGTCCTTTAGATGGTGTTCCTTTAGCAGCGTTTGAATCCCAGTCGTTAACAACAGTTGCACTACCACCAGATTCTTGATTAATTCGTTTTAGAACAGCGGTCATACCAGCAGCTGTTAAATTGACATCCATCTTTTTGGCTGCTTCTTTAATAATTGGTTCCCAACGAGTAACTCCAGAACCAGATGGGTTAGATTCCGCACTATCATGTGAAGATTTCAAAGACTTCAACAATTTGGTTAATGGGTCAGATATTCCTTCAACTAGTCCTTTACCTAATGAAGTCGATAAATCATCAACGAGATCACTAGCACCGCCGACTGTACTGCTAACGGCTTTAGTCATAACTTTTTCTAAATCTTGAACAGGATGAGCGATAATATCAGTTAATTCGGTCCATTTATCCTTGAACCATGAACCGATAGAACTCAGCCAGCCATCAGTACCAGAAGCAAAATGACTAACAGAATCGCCAAGAATTGATCTAGTTGCTTCATAAGGAACAACTGTTTCACCACCTGAGAAGTTAACTAAGCGATTTTTACCAGAAAGAACATGCATGTCACCAGAGTTATCAATGATCGCTTCTTTACCTTTGCCATCGTTAACCATTGCTAATCCAGCAGGTGCACCATTTTGTGTTCCATTAGCAAACTTAGGAATCTTCTTAATTGCAGTTTTTGAACCACCAAAATCGTGGATAACATCGTCAATACCACCAATTCCATCATTAATTATGCCAATAACATCATTAATTCCGGTTTTGGCATCTTTTTTAATATCTTTCCAAATATCACCAAAGAAGTCTCTGACACCACCCCACATATCTTTCCATGCACCACTAATCGTTTTTAAAACAGGGCTAATTTTGTCAGATATCCAGTTCCAACCATCCGATCCAACTTTTTCCAAGTCTTTCCAGACTGTTTTAAAGAAATCTACAACATCATTCCAAATCGACTTGAAAAACTTATAAATGCCATTGAAGACACTTTCGAAGGTATCTGAAATCCAATTCCATGCTACTGATCCAACTTTTTCAATTGATTTCCAAATGCCACCATAAAAACTAAGTTCAGCTTTTAGAACAGTTTCAACAATCTTTTTAATAGCATTAAAACCCTTCGAGAAGAAACCTGAAATGTCATTCCACCAACTCGTAATCGTTTTCGAGACTGCTTTTTCTGCTGATTCGAATGGTTTGGTGATGTATTTGTCCCACCAGGAACCAACTGCTTTTCCAACTGCTTCAAAACCTTTTTTAAACGGTTTGGCAATGTTTTTAGACCACCAAGAACTTATTGAATCAATTACTTTCACAAGTAATTTAATAATTGGAGTTAAGATAATCATCTCTAAGCCAATGGGAAAGGCAATTGCATAAATTAGAATTTTGCCAAGTGTTTTAAATAGTTTTTCAGCACCGGAAATAAATGAGTTCCAACCTTTTTTAAAAGCCGTTCCTAAAGAAGAAAAGAATTTACTGATACTTTTACCTGCATCACTAAACCACGTCCCTATATCTTTAGCCCATTTACTAATAGTTTTGCCAATATTATCAAACCATTTTCCAATATCCCCAAATATTTTTGAGATATCTTTTCCAAGACCGACAAACCATTTGACTGTACCTTTATACATATCTTCACAGTCTTTAATGAGGCCGTTTACAAAAGCACGAAATTTAGCATCATGCTTATAAAGTTCAACTAAAGCAACTACTACGGCAGCAATAGCCGTAACAATTATTCCTAAAACGTTTCCTTTCATTACCAGATTCAAAGCTTTTTGTGCAACAGTCATACCTTCTGTGGCAGTTTTCCAAGCTTTAAAAGCTCCAATCATGCCACTTATGCCTGAAATCATAGCAGTAATTCCAGAAGTTATTTTGACTGCCACAAAAGCTCCAACAATAGCAGAGCCAACAGCTTCGATCGCATTCTTATGACTAGAAATAGTTTTTAAAGCAGTTGAAATATCACCCAATGGATCCTTGGCCTTTTTACTATTGCCAGTAATATCATTGAATGCCTTAGCGATTCCGGTAATCATATCTTTGGCTGTATTCCAAATACCAACGGCAAACGCTTTGGCAATTCCACCAATACTCGTAACCAGAGTTGAAATATCTTTCTGATGGTTGCCAATATAACTAATGAAAGAAGCGAATTTAGTTGCTGTTCCAGCAATTGCAGTTCCCAAACCTTGAAATAATTTTTGTGTTGCATTGGAAGAAAGAACCTTCGTAATAGCACTTAAGCCAGTGCTTTGAACAGAGACTAAAGGCTTAGCCATGGCTGCTTCGGCATTCTGCCAAGATCCCTTCAACTTGTCCATTGCTCCTTCAGAAGTTTTGCCAAAACTCGAAAAAGTTGATGATGAATTATTGCTAATCTTGCCCAATAATGATTCAAGTTGAGCTGAAGTCATTTTACCGGCACCAACCATTGAAGTAAATGCTGTTGTTGACATCCCAGCGGCTTTAGCCAAAGCTGCGCCAATTCCAGGTGCTTGTTTTTCCATTCGTTCCAAATTAGCAGTTGTCATTGTGCCAGATTGTGCT